TTATTTTATATCTTTTTTTAATAGTTTTTCAAACGCTGTAGTTGCTGTATCTTTTTCTTTGCGTAAGACATGGCCATAAACATTCATTGTAGTATTAAAATCTCGGTGTCCTAATCGTTTTTGAAGCTCTTTTGGAGTCATATTAGGATCGCTAAGCAAATAGGTAGCTGATGTATGTCTAATGTCGTGAAAACGAATGTGACGCAAATTGTGACGTTTGGTGAATCGTTTGAACTTCTTATACAGATAACTTCCACGTGGTAAAGTTCCGTCTTGTTTTGTATCAAATATAAAATAGTGTCTTAATTTCTTTATATTTAATTTCCAACGAATTTTTTTATTCTCTTTGATCAATTCATCTAACATATCAAATAGATAAGCAGGACCGGTTACTATTTTTTCATCATCATCATTTTTCAAACCTGGCAGCAACCGAATATCTGATTTTCCATCCACTTCTGAAATCCGCTGATGAAATCTTATTTCTTGTTTGTCAAAGTCAATATCTTTTTCTTCTAAAGCTGCAATTTCTCCTTGTCTTGCTCCTGTAATAAATGCTAGAACAATTAAAGTTTTAATTTCTATGCTTTCCTCAAATGCTGCTTTTAGCATTGCATGAATTTCTTCTTCCGAATAAGGTTCTTCGATATTCTTTTTTACGCCTTTTTCTTTTGGTATTTTTACATTTTCCACAGGATTTTCTTTAATTGCTCCGTACTCATTTTTAGCCATCAAAAATAAGTTGTTAACGGCGTATAACATACGAAGCTTTGTATTTCTTGATAAAGGTTTATCAGAGTTTCTTCCAGGATCTTTTGTATTGATTCTTTGAGCATTAACAACAATTTTCTTTATCATGTATGGTTTTATATCGATTAGAGGGATAAAATCAAATTTATCAAGAAATCTATTCTCGATCATTCGCTTATAGTTATGATAAGACTTTGGCTCTAAATTTTTTTCGGCCTCTGAAAGCCATATTTTTCTATAAAATTCACCAAAAGTTATATTGAATAAATCCAACGAATCATCGGTCATTCCTTCGAATTGCTCTAACCAGATGTTCAATTCTTTATATGCCGCTCTTTTACTATTCGCTTTTATAGTTTTGCTTTTTCTTTTTGCCGAGCCATCAGGTTTGTACCCTAATACAGCTCTTAGTCTATATGTTTCATTGTCTACTTGTTCTAAGTATCCTGTTACTTCTGACATAATTGAATCAGCTCTCTTTCTCTGATACAATAGGTACTATAAAGAAGCCTATTGTGTAGGTTTGTTTTTTCTTAGAACACGCTCGCTTTGGTCGGTGGGGCGTGTTTTTTATACTAATTAGTTATGAAGAGCAATTGAAACTGTCTCTGTTCCAAAGTAACCTGTTTGTGCTTGCAATACATTATTTTGTGCATTTGCTTGGGCTTCAGAGATATCAAAAACTATTTTACCAGTTTGTTGCATATCAGGATTTAAGCTTTCCATAAAGAAAGAGTTAGTGATATTACCATTTTCATCTTGATTTGCCGACATAGATGCAGCCGAATCAGCTTCGAAAGTTTTTCCATCTGCTTTTAATTTGAAGAATGAGCTATCAACAGTCACAGCCTTATCACCTGCATTTTTTACAGATAAGTCAACTACTAAGAAAGTGTCTTTTGCGTTAGTAGGAAGTACAGATGGGCCAACTTGTTTTACTACTTCAACGGAGTTTACTTTGTATTCCATTTTCCCTACAGCAACGTCATCACCGATTTTATAAGTCTTTTCTTCTTTTGTTGTAGTTTCTTTTGTAGTTTCTTTATTAGTACTTGTTGATGTTGCAGTAGCTGAATCTTTGTTTTCACCGCCACTTAGAGCACCACCAATACCAAAAAACAAAAGTACTATTAATACCCAAAACCATACCCGTTTATAAAACGGTTTTTTAACCTTATACATTTTCCCATCTTGACCCATAACTTTTTTTGCCATTTAAATATCCCTCACTTCTTGTTATAATATATTTGTGATCTCAGAAATGAGGTATGAGTCCGTGTTGCAGCACGGGCTTTTTTTACTGTGCATAAGAGTATTTTTCTTGAAATATGACTGGCAAACATTAAAACATTCTGTTCTTAACTTATTATTGATAGAGTAGAATTCCATGAAATTTTCTAATTTGAACTGAGATTCATCAGTCAATTCGTTCTCAATAAAGATATTTAGTAAAATCATAATTGCGATTCTATCAGCTTCAGCTTCGAATTTTGAATGAAAAGTTGTAGAGTTATCGTACAGTACTGAATATTCAAAATGTGAAGCAATGAAATGACCGAGCTCATGGGCTAAATGAAAAGCTTCAGAACTGTCTTCGTGTAGTTTTTCATTCAAAAATACTATTCTTGGTTTTGGATAATAAAAACCTGGTTCTTCCATTTCCATATAGATTAACTTTAAATTATACTCACTCAGCATTTCTTTCAACTTTAAATACATACAACCCATCACTCCAACTATTCATTTTCCTCTAAAGCTTTAGCAATTGCAATCGCTTTACGCATTGTCTCCTTAGATATTTCTTTTCCATCAAAAGAAAATACAGTATCATCTTCTGATAAATCCACATGTTTAGGCGTTTCTTTTTCTTCTCTACCTAGAAGATAGTCTACAGAGACATTGAAATAGTCAGCTACCTTTTGCAAATCTCTTGCTTTGGGTTCTGTTGTTTTCCATCGATAGAAAAGATTTTCGCTAAATCCTAATTCTAAAGCGACTTCTTTCATGCTTTTATCTCTTTGGCTAGCTAATGATTTTATCCTTTCAAACAGTGTCATAATAATGTTCTCCAATCCTAAACAAATAAAAGTACACAAAATGTAAATTATACTGTTGACATAAGTATAAGTTTGTATTATTATTTGTTTGTAAGTTAATTTGATAGAAAAAAAGCAAACTAAAAATACACCTTATAGCATTAAGTTTGGCGACCGATTGCATAATAAAGGGTTTGTTGTAGGCTTATTTAACTATGTTTATATAGTATACGATTGTATACTATTAGTCAATAGTTTATACGTTTTTTCTATCATTTTGACTTACAAATCTATATGTAAGGGGAGTGAATAGATGTCAAATCTAGATAACGGCCGTGCTGCAATCAAGAAGTTTATGCGAGAAAACGGAGTAACTATGGAAGATTTGGCTACTGCATATGGATACACACGTGTTCGAATGCAGCAAATTATTGATGGCCATTGGAGTGGACCAAAAGCTAATAAAACTATCTTAGAAATCATCCGTGATTACAGAATTCGATAGGAGGAATTAATCAATGGAACAACTAGCTTTAGTTAACCTCTCAGCCCTCAAAGCTTCTTTGGCAGAATCTGAGATTGCAAATGAAGTGTGGGATACAAAGCAAGCTGCGGAATATTTGAAAACCACGACACGCACGCTAACTAAAGATGCCGAATCTGGAAAGATTCCAGCAGCGAAAGTTGGCAGAGAGTGGAGGTTTAGTAGTATCGCTTTGTATCAGTATCTAAAAGGAGGAAAAACATGGGCAAATTCAACAGAGCACTAGTATTCAGCGCACCGCTAATCATCTACGCTTTAGGGCTTTGGGGAAATAGACAAGCGTTGATAGGAACGATTGTGTACATGGTTTGGATTTTTATAGGGCTTGATGAAGCTGAGTACAGAGCGAAAAAAAGACACGAACGCCAGCAAGCATGATCGTGTCAAGGAAATAAACTATCTTTCTATATTTTACCACAGAAAGGAATGAACCGTAAATGCTAATTGCAACGGATACACTAGACCGCATCTTTTTAAAAGACGAATACAAACTGCGCAATATAGATGCGTCAGGAATTTTAGTATTTGATCTTTATGACAATGGAAAAATTGGTATCTATCAAGCAAGTGATATTGAAGAAACAAACCTTGCTTTCGAGCAAATTGATGATTCTGTGGAATTGGATTTAGATGAGGCAATCCTAGCTTTTGAACAAATTGCAAAATTATTAAAGGAGGCACAAAAGAATGGCAACTCTTTACCAACTCAGCGAGTCATATATCAAAGTCCTGGAACTGGCAGAACAATTGGATGAAGAAATTCTTCGTGATACTCTCGATTCGATTAATGAAGCGATCGAGTATAAAGCAGAAAACTTAGCAAAAATAGTTAAAGAAGTAGAAGGGAAAGCAGAGTTAATCGATAGTGAAATTAAACGTCTACAGGAACGTAAGACATCGCTTTTGAACAATGCTAAGAGTATCAAACACTATTTACAAGAGGAAATGGAAAAGACTGGTAAAACGAAGATTAAAGGCGAATTATTCAACATTGGAATTCAAAATAATCCAGTATCGGTCAATGTAATCAATGAGAACTTAATTCCAAAAGGATTCTTTACCCCTATGCCTCCCAAATTGGATAAAAAGCAATTGAAGGAGGAACTGAAGCATGGAGATATTCCTGGTGCTGAACTCGTCCAAACAAAAGGTTTGAGGATAAGATGATGCAAGTGGAGGTATGAGTAATGGTAAAAAAAATAAAAGCCGAAGATCTATCAGTTGAAAAAGGAACTTACATGATTTACGCAAATCCTGGTATGGGAAAAACTTATTCTTTAGGATTTCTTCCAGGTAAATCATTGGTATTAGATGTTGACGGATCATCATCGACATTGGCAAAGCATCCTAACAAAGAAAATATTGAAGTGTGGGAATTAGATTCTTCTGATATTTGGCAAGAATGGCTTGATACTATTTCAGACTTAGTCGCAAATAAATCTTCCTACGAAAAGCAATTCGACAATATTTGTGTAGATAACATTTCTGAATTGTTCAAAGCGCAATTGGAAGATTTAGGCAAGAAAGGAAAAAATAGTGGTGTTCCTTCTCAAGCCGACTATCAAAGAACAGATTTTATGAATTTGCGAGGTCTTAGAGCATTGAATAATTTAGATTGCCGAATAGTCCTGACTGCATGGGAAACAACAGACACATATACAGAACCTAATGGACAATTTTTTACAAGATCAATGCCAGATATAAGATCAAAAATTTTAAATAATTTTTTAGGCTTATGTGATGTAGTTGGCAGACTTGTAATAAAAAAAGATGACGATGGTAATGAAACAAGAGGCTTAATACTAAAGCCTACTAGTAACGTTTATGCAAAAAACAGATTAGATGAACGTAGTGGGTGTTTGGTGGAACAATTGGTTGTTAGAGCAGGCGGTGAACCGAATGTATCAACTCCGACCGTATCAGATTAAGCTAGTTCAAGAAGCCAGAAAACATCTATCTCAAGGGAAAAAGGGAGTATTGATCCAATCGCCACCAGGAAGTGGCAAATCAGTTGTAATTGCAGAAATTGTTCGATTAGCAACAAGAAAAGGTGGCACAGTACTATTTCTTGCCCACAGGAGAGAGTTACTTGATAACATTCGAGAAACTCTTGAACAAAATGAAGTAGATTTATCAAAAGTCATAATATTGTCAGCTGTAATGGCTAAAAACAGGTTAAATAAATTGCCAAAGCTGTCTCTGATAATTACGGATGAAGGGCATCATGGTAAAGCGAAAACTTATATGGATATTTATAACCATTTTAAAGAAATTCCTAGACTAGGTTTTACTGCTACGCCATACAGACTCAACGGAGAAGGATTTACAGATATATACGAAGAAATGGTAGAAGGACCATCCATACAGTGGTTGATTGATCATCACAATCTAGCGCCTTATCGTTGGTACTCTATTCCTTTGATTGATCGTTCTAAAGTAGATTTTAAAAATATGTCACGTGAAGCTGAAAGTTCTGCGCGATTATTCGAGTCAGATGCCACAATTCAAGGTGACATTGTTAAAAATTATAAAAAATATGCGGATGGTCAACAAGCAATCGTTTATGCTCCAACGATTCAGGTAAGCAAGATGATTGTTAAATGGTTTAACGACAATGGAATATATGCGGTTCATGCAGATGGGAAAACACCTACCAAAGAACGTGATGATATTATGGCAAATTTCAAATCGAAAAAAATCACTATATTATCAAATGTCGATTTAATCAGCGAAGGATTTAATGTACCAGATGTTGGAGTGATTATCCTTTGCAGGCCTACGCAATCAATCGTCTTACATTTACAACAGTCTATGCGAGGCATGAGATATCGAGAAAATAAGACTTCGATTGTGTTAGATCATGTTGGGAACGGAGCTAACTTAGGTTTACCTACTGATGAATTTGAATGGTCGTTAAGCGCTAGGAAAAAGAAGAGTAATGGAAGCAGCAGCGAAGCGCCTAGAATGACTTGCTCAAATTGTGGACAGCAGTTTCTTCTGAAGAGCTTATTAAAGATAGAAAATAAACCACATTGCCCGTTCTGCTTACAAGAAATAGTAAGTGAAGAAAAAGAAAATTCCGTTACTTTTGATGAAGCGGTTCAAATGGTGGAATTGAATGCAGAAAATGCCAAGCTAGCGCGACTTTCAAGAAAGAAATTTTCAAAAAAACAATCTTTAGAATTAAATTATGCGATTGCAAAAGCAAAGGTAAGTTTTGAAGGTAAAGGGAATCCGCTTTTTAAAATGTTTGGCTCACTCACTGCTTATCAAGGACAACATTACTCCATCGATCAATTAGAAGAATTATCGTTGATCAAAGATGTATCAATGGAATCAATTTTAAGAGCTTATAAATGGGCTTTGGAAAAACTCAATTCAAAACAAGAAGAACCCGAATGGGTAAAAAATACATTTTATTAAGGAAGAGGTAATTAATTATGACAGCATTTAAAGTAGATTACAATGAAGCACAAGATTTTGGAGCAGTACCAGACGGAGATTATGAGGTAGTTATTTTCAACGTTACGGAAGATGCCTCAAAAGGCGGCACAGAGTTTATTAATTTTGATATGGTCATCAGAAATGATATTAAACAACCACGACAAAACAGTCATCTTTTCCATAGAGTTTGGAAAAGTAAAGAAACTGGCAAATATAATCGTGGGATGATCATGTCGCTAGCAAAATCATTTGGCCTTCCTGATGGAAAGGAATATCAATCATTCGAAAATTTCCTTGAAGATTTTGCTATGAGACCAGCGAAAGTAAAAGTAAAGAACGAACAATCGGAGTACAACGGGAAAACGTATGACAATACAAATATTAAAAAATTCGAAACCACTAAGTTTCCAGAACTCCAACATCAATGGAAGAAAAACAACGCTGAAAAATCTGTAAATTCCTCACCAGCATTTGATATTTCAGATAATGATCTTCCATTCTAATGAATAATTACGAGCGTATTCCCTTAGAGTTGCGTGAGTTAAATCAGTGGGGGATTTATAAACGCTCATGGAACGAACAACGAGGGAAATGGAGTAAGAAACCTTATGATCCGTTTACTGGAGAATTAGGGAGCAGTACAAATGAGAGCAAGTGGTCTGATTTCAAGACCGCTCTCTCAGCTGTTTCAACTTTTAATGCAGATGGCCTAGCTTTTTATTTTAAACCACCTTATATAGGTATTGATTTAGATGATATAGGTGATGATTTAGAAAGGTATCTTCAAGGCGATGTAGAAAATAACTTAGTTTACGTTTTTATGAATTCTACAAAAACATATTCAGAAATATCAATGAGTGGCAAGGGAATCCATATTATAGGTAAAGCAGCAATCCCTGGAGAAAGACGTAGAAAAGGGAATGTCGAAATGTATACCGAAGGTAGGTTCTTTGCTATTACAGGTAACTTCTTTGGTAATAATGAAGAAATTAATGAGATACCTGAAATCCAAATGAATTTCTTATACAAGCGATATTTAGAAAATGAAACAGTAATAAAACAAGATTTTTCTAAAAGTAATTGGTCAGATGGAAATGACTTATCTGTCAACGAGATCATACAAACAGCGGTGAATTCTTCCACAGGTAATCGTTTTAGATTATTCATGGATGGAGGATGGGAAAAAATATATGATAGCCAATCTGAAGCAGATTTAGCATTTGCAAATGATTTAGCTTTTTGGACTGCTGGAGATTTTCAAAAGATGGATGAAATATTCCGAATGTCTTCGTTGTTTCGAGATAAATATGATCAGAAACGCGGAAAGACAACTTATGGAATAGGGCTTTTAAATAAAGCCATATCTGAGAATACCAATCATTATACTGGCAAAAAAACAGCTGATGATTATTTTCTTTCCATCCCAGGTATCACTGTGGACGAAACTAAACCGACTAAGTTTTATAGCTATGATGATACAGGAAATGCAGAAAGATATCTTGATTTGTTTGGATCATTTACAAAATACAGTTACGTAAATAAATGCTGGTATTTTTATAACGGTAAAAACTGGGAACAAGACAATATCGGTGCCGTTCGAAAATGGGTAGATCAGACTATCGAGATATTCAAAAACGAACCTGTTTCGATACCTAAAGATGCGACTGAAGATGAAGAAAAAGCCTATATTGAAGCAAAAGAGAAACATTTAAGAAGGTCTAGAAACAATGCTGGAAAAGAAGCTATGACACGTGAGTTGAAACACCAAGTAGCGATACTTCCTGATGAATTTGATAGTGATGATATGCTGTTCAACGCTCAAAACGGTTATTTAGATCTTTCTAATGGCATTTTATACGAACACGATATTTCTAAAATGTTCACTCGAATTTCTAACGCTGAGTATACGGATAAAAGTGATTGTCCACGTTGGAAGCTGTTTTTGGAACAGATATTTGACAATAACACTGAATTGATTCGCTATATTCAAAAAGCTGTTGGGTATTCTATGAGCGCATCGATCAGAGAACAAGTCATGTTCATACTTTTCGGTAATGGAAGAAATGGTAAATCTGTTTTCTTAGATATCATTTCTGAAATAATGGGAAGTTATGCCATGGGAATGCAGGCATCAACATTGATGGTTAAACAAGGTGGTAGCAGCGGCCATAACGAAGATATCGCACGATTAAACGGCGCACGTCTAGTAACTTCCTCGGAGCCAAATGAAGGCGTAAGAATGGATGAAGGTTTAATCAAACAACTAACTGGCGGAGATAAAGTGTCAGCATCTTATAAAGGAGGCCACATGTTTGACTATAAACCTAAATATAAGATTTGGCTTGCAACTAATCATAAGCCAATCATCAGAGGAAATGATGATGGTATTTGGCGAAGATTGCCATTAATTCCTTTCACTGTACAAATTCCATTGGATAAAGTGGATAAGAATTTGAAAGAAAAATTGATGCGCGAATTGCCAGGAATATTCAATTGGGCAGTAGAAGGATGTTTGATGTGGCAAAGAGAAGGGTTGAATCCACCGGCCGATATTCAGAGAGCTACAATGGAATATCGAAAAGAAATGGATATTATAGGTGCTTTTATAGATGAATGTTGCGAAACAGGACCTGGTTATTCAATCGGGGCAACGGATCTATTTAAAGCATACGATAAATGGGCAAGAGATATGAATGAACATCCATTCAGTCAGACCCAGTTTGGTAAGAAAGCTGCGGACAGGTTTGAGAAATCAAAATCAAAAGGAAAAGTTGTTTATCGAGGGATTGATTTAAAAAAAGAGTTTAGAGAATTTAACGTATTAGTTCCTGGATTGTGAAACAAAAAAGTTTCACAAATGTGTGTAGGTAGACAGTTGGGTAGATAGTAAGTAGATAGTTTTTTACAAACTGTCTACCCGATAAAACCTTTGGGGCTGTAAGGCTCATTACTGTTAGGTAGATAGTAGGGATAGTTTATATATATAGTAAATAAAATAATAAAAATAAGGAAATATATAAAAATACAGAAGCAACCTAGAAATAACTGTCTACTGTCTACCCGAACTGGTTAATACTTAGAGCCACAAGGGATAGAGCGATTATAAACTGTCTACCCATGTATATATACTATCTACCCGAGCGGGAGGCGCTTATGACAGCAGAAATTGAAATACAAAATGCCATTCGAAGAGAATTACCAAAATATGGTCATTTTGTTTATAGAGGCAATGTGGGCAAAGTGAAGACGATTGATGGCAGATGGTTTGATACTGGATTGCCCAAAGGATGGCCAGATTTATTTGGATGGACTAAAGAGGGAAAATTTTTCGCCATTGAAGTGAAGAACGAAAAAGGAAAGTTGAGACCAGACCAAGTGAAGTTTGGTGATTTTTTGCAAAAGCAACCAGTCCTATATGGTGTTGCACGATCAGTGGAAGAAGCATTGAAAATTGTGGAGGAATCATCATGACAACAGAAGAAGTGATTCAAATGCGAATTCGAAGCATTCAACGTGAAATTGACGATCTAGAACGAACAAAGGCAGTGATGGTCAATGAAACGGCGAGGAAGGCAATCGATTTGCACATAGAGAATTTAAGAAGGGAAATCCATCGATTGGAGGAATGAGCGTGGATAAGAAAGCGGCTTGGCGAAAATTAATGTTGCTGATTCAAGATGAGAACTGGCAAGAAGATGAAGCAGTGGTTGCTGAAGTTCAGCGTCTAGAAAAGATTGCTAACGGACGTATACGAAAAAAGCCAGACAAAAGAAAACAGCGCAAAGGGAAAATCGTCGTTGTTTTACACGAAGGCAAAATTTTGATGCAAGGAACAGCTAGTGAGCTGTCTGCAGAAACTGGATATACGCGTGGGACTATTCGAACGTACGCTTGGCGAAATCACACCGATCGAAAAGGGCACGAATATAAGTATTTGGAGGAAGAAAAATGAACGAAAACAAATTAATCAAATTGGGTGTAGCAGGAGCAGTAATCGTAGGTATTGGAGTTATCGGAGGATTTAAGTTCTTCGAAAAAATCGATAATGGATATGTGGGTGTGCGCTATTCAATGAACGGCGGTATCAAAGATGAAGCACTGACGCAAGGTGTGAAATTTGTAGGGATTGACAAAGTGATCCAATATCCAATTCGCTTGCAAACTATCCAATCAAAAAATATTTCAGTATCTACAAGCGACGGCAAAAAGACAACGATTGATATCAAATATGACTACAAAGTTGATTCAACTAAAGCAGCAAAAATGTACAAGGAATTTGGGAATATCACTTCGGAAGATATCGAAAGTGGATGGTTAAAATCTAAGCTTCAAAAGGTCGCTCGTGAAGTTTATGCGAAATATAGTCTGCTTGATGTCCTTTCAGGAGATTCCTCTAAAGTTGAAGCTGAGGTATTAACGAACTTTGCTAAATCAGTTGAATCTAAAGGGTTTGAAGTCGAAGACGTAACACTTGGTGTTCCAGATGTCGATAAAGAAACACAAAAATCAATCGATGCGATCATTCGAGCTGGTCAAGAAAATGAAAAAGCGAAGCTAGACGCAGAAACTGCAAAAACTCAAGCTGATAGTGAAGCTTACAAGAAAACAAAAGCTGCAGAAGCAGAGGCAGAATCTAATCGCAAAGTCGCCGAATCAGTAACAGACAATTTGATTCGTTATGAAGAAGCTCAAGCTCGCAAAAAGCATGGATGGGTAACAGTAAATGGAGCAGATACTGTAGTTACGGATGAAGCAGGCAAATAATATGGGATTCTTTATGGCTAAAATTCTCTTGTTCTTAGGTTTAGTAGGAGCAGCATATCTCGTGTATGCGCTCCTTTCCCAAACTGATGACAAAGAAGATGACAACAACGATGAAATGAAATTTTAGGAGGAGAAATAATGGACGAACTAATCACAAAAGTAGAGCAGTGGGCTAAAGACAAGGGACTGGATCAAGCTGATTCCAGCAAGCAAATGTTAAAAACGATCGAAGAGATTGGGGAAGTTGCCGCTTCTCTAGCTAGAAAAGATGAATATGGTTTAAGAGACGGAATTGGAGACGTAGTAGTAACCTTGATTATTTTAGCTATGCAAAATGATATGGATTTGTACGAGTGTCTGAACCAAGCATACAACGAAATCAAAGGACGCACAGGAAAAATGGTAGATGGTGTATTCGTGAAGTCGAGTGATTTGGAGGACAGCGATGAATAAAAAAGTATTAATTGATAAACAAGCATTGATTGATGAATTAATGAAAATACCTGGTGTGGGATCTAATAGTGACGCTTTAGAAACGATTAAACGTTTCCCATCGTATGAACCGCAGAAGCCAGTTGTGCCTAAGTTTGTGGCGGAACTACTCGACTATTATCGTCAGTCAACAGATGTTGATTTATTAGCTTTATTGATAACTTTCCATGATTGGTATTATCGCAAAACTAAAGACGGTGAGCATGAAGAAGCAATTGATTGGCTAGTTGATCATCCTGAAATTTATATGCGTGCATGGCTGTTTGGCTACGAGCTCGAGAAAGAGCCGTTGTATTGCGTAATAATCAATGGTAGATATCTTGTCAAAGTATTCAGCAATACAAACGTTGTCATATTAGTTCCAGCAGATGAATTTTCACAGTACGTTACTCAAAAATTTCAATTAACTGAAAAACAAATCAAAGCAATTGATGAAAGATACTGGCCGTTTGCTGTGCCAGTGGATGAGGTGGTAGAAGGATGAGCGACCCATACATTACTAAATTAGAAAAGTTGTCCGAAGATTTTGAGAAGAATAAAAATAAACTAACTAAAGATAAACTTATAGAACTGGTTAGGTTGGTTATCAGAGGAGCTATTACAAGAGAAAAGGCGCAGCAAAACATAGAAATTTTTGCTCGTAGTGTCCGAGATGGATTAGAGAAGAAAGTTAAACAAAATGAACAACAGACACCGCAGAATAACAAAACTAAGAAAACGGGAACTGAATGTACTAAAGACAAAGTTTGAAAAAGAATATGGAATTTCAGCAGAAGAAACATATAAAGTGGCAAGTCAGTGTGTTGCTGATGCGAGCGGCGCTATTCGTAAGTTTGGAATTTCGATATTAAGTGATGATCGTAAATGGGAGGAAAAAGAATGAAACTAAAAGACGGATTTTACTCCAGCAGTCATGGTATCGGCGGTTTAATGCTAGATATGCCGACAAAGAACCCTAAAACACGTGAGAAACCAAAATTCAAAGTCGGTGACATGGTTCGCTGTGAAGCAGAAGGATTCATCTATCCATTTTGTGGATATGTAGAACATCTCTATAATCACTCAGCAATCATTCGTATTGAAAACACGATGGAATGTGACAAGTGGTTAGCGAAAAGCAAAGAGAATTTAGCAGTAGCGAGATTGGTGGATATGGAGGTTATATAAACAGCGAAAAAATGTACTTCTAAGAGAAAAATTTATTTTTTATAAAAATAGGAAAGTATCATTATGAAAAAGACCACAGAGATAAATAAACCTACCACATAAAAAATGAATATTTCTTGCGATTCAATATAGGTATATTTAACAATTTGTACAATAAAAAATACTATAGGTAAAAAAGATAACATGAGGAGCTTATTTGTTCTAGAGTGTTTGACAAAGTAACAAAATGCGACGATACCAATACAAACGGGAATCCAAAATAACAGCATGCTCCACATAGTCACTCAACCATCTCCTATACGCTTTATTATCAATAGATAATATCATTTTTCGTAATAAAGATAAAAAAATAAGTAAGGCTTCTCATTAAAATATAAAAAAGACAGCCGACCACTGACTGCCTATATAAGAGTATTGAAATAAAAAGCTGCTGATATAATAAATTCCACAAGTTTATTATATCACATAAAGGAGCGGTTTGACTTGATGCAATTGTTACGAGAGGTAGATTTCAAACAGACAAGATGTAATGCGAGAGATGTGCTGAAGAACTTTCGGCGTTTGGAGCGGATGGCAGGTCGCTCTTTGATAGATATTAAGTCGCCGATTATTACGGATATGCCGAAGGCGCCGAAGCACGGCAATAAGGCAGAAGACGCAATCATTCAGATGATGGATATAGAAGCGGAGAGAGACGCGATTCTAGCAGCCTTGATGGCTCTTAGTCTGATTAGTCGTCAGATACTCTACTATAGCTTTTGTGTGCCAGATAGCTTCTCAAACTACAGAATTAGCCGTGAAGTGGGTTATTCAGAAAGAAGTATACAACGGATGAAGTCGGAAGCTCTAATAGAGTTTGCAGAAGCATATAAACACGGAAGAATAATTGCTTATAAATAATTTGGCGGCTTTTTGGCGGAATGATGGCGGTTTTTAGCTATTTACCAGTGATATTATGGTAGTGTCGAAAGATTAGTGATAGGTCTAAGACAAAATAATAATAAAAGGAACATCGTTTTATTATTGTTTCACAATTAAGCTTCGATAGACAGCAACGGAAATATTAAGAATAAGGATGTGAATTTTAACTCCTTCTAAATTGTTCTTATTATCTATCATCCGTTGCTGTCTATTGTTTTTTTAATTATTCACACGATAACTAAAGGTGAGCGAAGAGAAATGATTCCATTAATAATTTCAATTTTTGCGCTTTGTCTTAATGTCTATATGATTGGATTTAAAAATGGGCAAAATAAAAGATAGTAGTAACTAAGAAAGAAATTTTTATATTGTCACTGTGGCGGAAAGGGTAGACGCTAAGCATGTGTGCTAGGTCAATGCTTCGGCAACTATGCAATGTTCGATTCATTGCCAGTGACTTTGGCAACCGAGGCATCGGCGGTTTAAAAATATAGGGGTGCGCAATTTCGTACGCGTTTTGTGCATCGTGTAGGTTGCTATTACATATTAGATCACTCGTTGAGTGGTCTTTTTATTTTACATAAAGGAGGTAACAACGATGTATAGACCACAATACTTAGAACAGAAGTATGAAGTAATCACTGTGCAAAACGGTAACGGTGAGATAGTACGAAAGTATAGAAGACCAATAAAGAGCGATACATATAAACGAAAGGAAAACAATGAAGTTATTTCTTTTCGCAGAAGGAGAAAAGCCAAATGAGAAACTACTGGTATGTATCGCTAACTAATGAATATCCTCGAACCATTGATGATTGTTCAGTGCGTGTTGTGCGTTCTGTACAAATCAAAGGGAAGTACTCTATTGTCGAAATGCTAAGAGAAGCTACACCAAACGAAGTGGATAAATGCAAGCTGATATATTGCGGTCATGGCTATTGGAAAGACGAGTATATCCAACAAAACATTGAGAGGTGGATAGATAGATGAGTTACCTCGAACATTTGAAACGTTGCTACATGCATTCTAAGAATAAACTTCCTGACAGCTACACTGTAGATGATGTTGCTATACATGTATTGAAGACTGAGAGCCATAGCAGTCCTGATGGTAGCAGTAAGGAGCAGACGCTCGCGTGGTTCAAGTTCTTTAAGTGGATTAAGGAGGAAGAGTAATGCACATGCACATAGGAGAAAAGATATATAAATTGAGACGGCTTAATAACGAAACAATGAACGACTTAGTTAAACAAACTGGAGTGTCAAAATCATGGTTATCTGATATTGAGTCTGGAAAAAAAGCAACGCGTTGATTTTAATAAGATATGTGCAATAGCCAAACATTATAAAGTTAGCTTAGAATACTTTCGGGATGATTATTTGGATAGTGATGAACACGAGGATATTATTCCTTTGACAGGCGAAACAAGAGTTAAATCAGTGAAATCGCTTGAACAAAGCCTAAAGTATCTGAATAACAAACAAGAACCTAACCTTCTAGAGATCAAACTAAAAGATACTGACTCAGTACCAGAGGTTTGGTACAAGGGTGAGAGGTTGGATGAATTGCCTAAAGGATTAGTAGATGTCTCGTATCATTGGAAGACTGATGATTTTACTAATGATGATAGAGGAGCGAACGACATCACGATTCAATACTTTTCTAGCTTTAATGATAAGTATCCAGATAAGAAAACAATCGGACACAAGAGAGATATGTAAATGAAAGAAGTTAGACCTAGAGACGAAATAGACAAACTATACAAGACCAAACGATGGCGAGACCTAAGGCAAGTAGTAATAGCTAGGGACTTCGGCATGTGCCAAGAGTGCAAGCGTCGAGGGCGGAACACAAGGGGCACGATCATCCATCACATAGTCGAGGCGAGGGAAGACCTGTCACTGTTCTGGTCCGTAGATAACCTTGAATGTATCTGTGTAGCTTGTCACAACAGAGAGCATCCAGAGAGATCAGGCGGGAAGAAGAAACCAAAACCTAAATCACATATCGTTAAAATGTATTCAACTCCTGAAAGATAAGTTTGCAGCGAAATGAAGGTAGCCCCCCTACTCTAAAAGATTAAAGAGTAAGGCTTGAGAAGAACGGTGCTGTCCTTCCTTCGTAAAAAGACCGCTTTTCAAGTTTTTTGGAGAAAAAGGAAAAAGCCGACCAATTTAAGCCGGCTTTGGACGAAGCTATTTCTTAGTCCATTTGTTTCCTTTTTGAGAAGTAGGGGGTAATCGGTCGCCTGGATCAATTTTTACTTCTTGTCCGCCTTGGACATTTCCACCACGAGGACCCACTTCTTTGTAGGTTCCTTTTGGTTTGTTGTCTTCGCCGGGTTTATAGAGTTCTCCCATAGGAATCCCTCCTTAACAAATTTCGGCACAGCACTGCCGATAACCTAATTATAAGGATTGTGATAACGATTTCAATCTATCTTTTGAAAGAAGGTGATATTATGCCTCAACCAGCGAAGAGTGCAAAATTACAATTATTAAACGGAAACCCAAATAAGAAGAATACCGAAGAACTCCGCAAGCGAGCGGCCGCAGAAGACAAATTAAAAATGGCTACTGACAAAATCAAACCGCCGTTATGGCTAGATTCGCTAGGAAAGGATACCTTTGAGTTTATCGCCGATGAATTGCTGTCTGTGGATTTAATCAGTAATCCGGACGTCCATACAATGGCTCTATACTCCAATTGGTATTCGCAATACGTTTCTTTAGAAAAACAGCTTCGAAAACTACAACGAGAGTACAAGTTGAACTATGCGCTTGCGAAAAAGGAGGCAGAGGCGAGAGGTGAGCCGTTTAATGAACCTAATGAATTAATTGGTAATCCGCTCTCTCGGCAGATGGATACAGCGTCTCGGAATCTCCGTTCTTTTGGCGCTGATTTAGGACTATCACCAGCAGCCAGAGCTAAGTTAGCTATTAAGATGGCTGATGATGGTGGTGATGACGATGACGACTTCTAATATTTTGGATATGTCTTACACAGAACGTGTGGACTATTGGCAAAGCTATCTTGAGGAGCAAGCTTCTTGGGGTGGCTTTTTAAAATGTCCATATCCGGAATTGTTAACTACTTGGTATGCGGAACGATTAATCGATGGAAGCATACCAGCCAGCAAAGAAAATATTCAAGCTGCTAAACGGCATATGCGTGATTTGCAGCGCCAAGGAACAGATGATTTTCCTTGGATCTTTGACGAAGAAAAAGGTCACCGGCCTATTAGATATATCGAAAAAAAATGTAAACCAACTGAAGGCGACTTTGGTTCGTTTGTTTTGCAACCTTGGCAGCATTTCATAATTGGATCCATGTACGGATGGGTACATCGTGATACAGGAGAGCGTCGCTTCCGCGAGGCTCTTATTTTTGTTGGACGTAAAAACGGTAAGTTTTGCCGTTTAAAAATCGGGCAAAATCGGTGAAAACCTTTATTTTTGGCTTTCTTTTAGTAATAATTCGATAGCTTTATCAAGCAATTTAGACATAGGAACCATAGTTTCTTCCGACATTTTTTTTAATCCTTCGTATAAATCTTTATCAATTGCGTTAGAAATTCTAATTCTGTTTTTTAGTCCGTATTTGTCCATGTGTGACACTCCTTTTTATTTTACTATAACATCCGATTCCACCGCTTGCAACTACCATCAATTGATGGTAGTATATAAAAGAGGTGAGTAGATTGAAAAAATACATTATTTACAAACACTTAAATAAAATAAATGGCAAAATTTATATCGGTGTCACAAATGATATTGGCAGAAGGTGGAGGAGCGGTGGGATTGAATATAAACCACCAAAGAACGAAACCCAACACCACAGAAGTTTTTGGAATGCAATACAAAAATACGGGTGGGAAAATTTTGATCATTTGATTATTGAAGAAGACTTAACGATGAAAGAAGCTTTTGAGAAAGAAAAGTTTTATATTGAACTTTATGACTCAACTAATAAGAAAAAAGGTTATAACATCGCAAAAGGCGGAAATGGCGGAATAATATATAAAGTTCACCCCAAAGGAATGCTAGGGAAAAAACAATCTAAAGAATTTTCTTCAAATCACAGTAAATGGGCAAAGAACCATAAGAATAATTGTATGACAAACGGTGATGTTGTATGGGGTGTTACTCACGAACACCCAAAAGGCATGTTGGGAAAGCACCACAGCAAAGAATCAATTATGAAAAAGAAAGCATATAGTGGTGAAAATGCTGTAACCTCAAAACCAATTGTCGCAATTGAACGGGATGGAACTAAAAGAGAATTTCACAGCGCTAAGCTTTGCATGGCTTACTATTCGATTAGTACATGTGTTTTTTACCGACTTTTAAAAGATGGCGCCCCTTATGTGATAAATCCTAAAGCGAACTACAGAAATAAAGAAAAAATATTAGCTATCGAAGGAATTATGTTCAAACATAAAGAAGATACCGAGGTAAGTTAGTAGATTGCGAAAGGTTACTAACTACCGTAACGCGTAGGAGTTGAATAAATATAATGCTCCCAAGAGTGTCCGACAGCAGATAATTTGCTGAAAATGTACGCTAAACTGGGCCAGAACTGACTGACCGATGAAAATGAGGGTGACCTCCAGAGTGCGAGATAAAAAGCTCGCAGATAATAACAATCGAAAACATCACTAATTTCAGGCCTTTCCACATACATGGTCGCTTATGATGATGAACAAGGCGCCAACGTTTACGTATTGGCAAATGCTCGTGATCAAGCAAGCTTGTTGTTTGATAAGGCCGCAGAAATGGTCAAACAATCGCCGGCGCTCTTTAAGAAATTTGGTAAGCCTAAACGATCAAGTATTAATTATGCTCCCGCCTTTTCTAAAATGGAACCACGCGCCTCAGATAGCCGGAAATTGGATGGGCTAAACACTCACTTTGGTATTTTTGACGAGATCCACGAGTTTACGAATTACAATCTGATCAACGTTATCAAGAAATCAAGAGGAACCAGAAAACAGCCTCTGATAGTTTATATCACAACTGCTGGATATGTATTAGATGGTCCGTTGATGTCTTATTTTGAGCAAGGTGTGGACTGTTTGGAACATTTGGAAGATGACATCGATGAACGGACTTTCTATTATCTGGCAAAACTTGACAGTGCGGAAGAGGCTGATGACCCAAGATTATGGATCAAAGCCAATCCGAATATTTGTCTAATGAATTTTGTTGGCATGCTAGATGACTATGTTAAGGATAAAAAAGATCCAAAAGAATATGCTGACTGGATTACCAAGCAATTTAACTTGTTTTCCGATATCGATGAGCTGTCATTTGTCGATATGCCTACCATTAAACGAAACAATAAAACCATCGATATTGAAACGCTCAAAGGTAAGAAGTGTGTCGGTGGTTTTGACTTGTCCGAAACGGAAGACTTTACCGCAGCCGTTTTAGAATTTCCGCTTGAAAGAGGCGAGGTATTCATTTTGCAACACACATGGATCCCACAAGCTAGATTTGATCGAGATAACAATCAAGAGCGTATCAAAGCGTGGGAGAAGGTGGGAGATCTAACGATTATTCCTGGTGATTACGTCAATTATGAATACGTCTTAAATTGGTTTGTAGAAAATTCGAAAATCTATGACATTGTAAAAATCAATTATGACAAGGCCAAGGCGCTACGATTAAATAAAGAACTAGAAAATGCAGGATTTGAAACCAACGAGATTCGGCAAGGGTTTCTATCATTAGGTGGGCCAATGCAAAACTTCAAGGAAATGCTATTGGACGGTAAGGTGATTTTCAACAATTCCAAGCTTTACCGATGGTATCTATCCAACGTCAAGCTGGTGATGGATCGCAACTCAAACTGGATGCCGTCTAAGCAGTCCAAGAGTAGAAAAATAGATGGTTTTGCAGCAAGTTTGAACAGCCACGCCGAAGTGTTGAATATGTTGGTTAATCCTGTCGGAACCGGGAAAGTAACCTATTACTCGATTTCCGATTTAATGAATATGTAAGAAAGGTGTGGAGGAATGAGTATTTTAGATCGTTTGCGTTCTTTTGGCCGAGCGAAGCCGAAAGCGAGCAAACAAGAGTATTTTTTGAATGACCCGGGATTGATACCGTATTTAGTCGGAAAAGATGAAATATCAGAAGGGATTTTTTCCGTAATTAGCCGTGTATCGAACGTTTTTGCGTCTCTCCCTCTCAAAATGATAGATGTGGAGTTTGGCCAACCGGACGACTGTCCTGCATACAACTTGTTGAGCGAAGGCCCTCGATATTTTACAAAGTTTGATTTTTTCCGGGACGTGGAAGTTTTGAGAAACTACCAAGGGAATGCGTATGTGCAGATTTTCCGAAATATCAATGGAGAAGTAGCAGATATGGCGTTAGTAAAACCTGGTGCTTGCCATCCAGTGATTGATATGGATAGCGGGGAGCTTTACTACCAAGTAACTGCGACTGACAAAGGCAGTTACAAGCAAGTTATCTATGTACATTACATGGAAATGCTTCACTTTAAACAACCGAGGTTTGGCGGCTTGGAAGGTACAGACCCCACAAAAGTATTAACGAATACCCTCGGATATGATCGAGAAGTCCGAAAAATCTCTTTAAGTCAGCTTAAAGGAAGTAATGAAGGGCTAAAAGTTAAGTTTGCTAGCAATATGGATGAAGAAGCTAAAAAAGCTACAGTTAAAAACATTGCTGATTTTTATCGACAAAACGGTGGACTACTTGTGGAAGAAAACGGTGTAGAAATCGAACGTTTACAACGAGAGCTGGTAGACAGCAAGCTTTTAGATACTGATAAAGTATCTCGCTCCAGAATCGCTATGGTCTACAATGTGCCGGAGCATTTCATCGGGAATAACCAGTCGAGTTACTCCTCTCAGGAACAGCTCAATATGGAATTTTTGACGTACAATCTAGTACCGACCGTTAATCAATATGAAGCGGAACTAAATAAGAAAACACTATCGAGAACCGAAAAAGCAAAAGGTTATCGATATAAGTTTAATGTCGCAAGTTTGCTAAGAGCTGACACTCAGGCAAGGGGACAATTCTATCAAATCATGCGACGAGGCGGAGCATACTCAGCGAATGATGTCCGAAGATTTGAGGACTTGCAACCGATAAATAAAACCGGTATGGATGATTACCATATTTCCGGAGACCTATATCCAATCGATATGGATCCAACATTAAGAAAAACAACCTCGTCTAAAAGCGTAGCCGAAAACGGTTAGGTTTTTTTAGTTTGCACCGAAGGGAGGTGGAAAAATGAAAAAAGTGACGTTAAGCGGCGATGTCGTGGATAACGATACCGCGTGGCTTTATGACTGGTTTGGGATCAATTGTATCTCACCAGGGAAAATTTCTGCCGCTCTTACAGAAGCAGCGGGGGATGAAGTAGAACTTGATATCTCATCGAACGGTGGGGATGTCCTAGCGGCAAGCGAAATATATACCGCTATCCGTGCCTATCCGGGAAAGGTATCCGGAAATGTTGTGAGTATTGCAGCAAGCGCTGCAAGTGTAATCGCTTGCGCTTGCGAACCGCTTAGAATCTCACCTACGGCACACATCATGATTCATAACGCATGGGTGACCACTAGTGGCAACGCTGAGGAATTAAAAGCCAATGCAGAAATGTTAAGCAGTGTGGATGAGTCTATTGTTAATGCTTACGAGATCAAAACAGGACTCGATCGGAAAAAACTTGCTGATTTAATGGCGAAAGATACTTGGTTAAATGCTCAAACAGCAGTAGCAGAAGGGTTTGCAGATGAAATTATGTTTGCAGAAGCACCAGTAACGGTACTCAATGCCTCTCAACCGGTTATTCCAAAAAACGCAGTAACTAAGTTGAAAAATTTAATACTCAAAGCGGAAGCACCGCAAGAAGAAACACTCTTACAGAAAAAACTAAAAGCCTTAAATGGAGGGAAAAACGAATGAATTTAGAACAATTAAAAAATGCGTGGGTCGAGGCGGGAAGTAAAGTCTCTGACTTAAATGCACAACTCAATGCAGCATTGGTTGACGATGAAAAAACAGAAGAAGATGTAGTAAGTTTGCAAGCACAAGTAAAAGCAGCACGGGCTAAACGGGACGGATTGAAAGAGCAAGTGGCAAATATGGAAGCCGAACAAGTCTTAAACGTCAAAAAAGAACCATTAGATAAAAAAGATGAAAACTTGAAAAACAAGTTTATCAAAGACTTTAAAGCGATGGTCAATGGTGATCCTGCTATTATGGCTACTTTGACATCTAATACGGATGAATCTGGTAATGCTATCGGATTGACTATTCCTGTAGATGTGCAAACGACTATTCATACTTTGGTTCGTCGGTTTGACTCTTTGCAAGAATACGTAAACGTTGAAAAAGTGACCACTACCAGCGGTTCTCGCGTTTATGAAAAATGGTCTGATATTACACCGTTGACTGCTTTGGATACTGAAGACGGTGAAATCCCAGCAAATGATGATCCTGCACTTTACTTGATCAAATACTTGATCAAACGCTATGCAGGTATTTCCACAGTAACTAACAGCTTGCTAAAAGATACTGCCGAAAACATTTTGGCATGGTTGTCTAAATGGATCGCGAAAAAAGTAGTTGTTACTCGCAATACAAAAATCTTGGCAGCTATTGATGGAATCAAAGCGGCACAAAAGAAAGATGTTACAGATGTTGATGGAATTAAAGATATCGTAAACGTCCAACTTGATCCAGCTATCGAAGCTACATCTATGTTTATTACAAACCAAGATGGCTTCAATGTTTTAGATAAAGTGAAACGTGCTGATGGATCTTACTTGTTACAAAAAGACGTAGCTTCTGCAACTGGATATACCTTCTTAGGTAAACCAATCAAGAAAATTGCTTCTCGTTTCTTGCCAAACAAAGGTACGCAAACTACTCCTAAATATCCACTGTACATTGGTGATCTGAAAGAAGCCGTTACATTGTATGATCGCGAAAACATGAGCTTGCTGACAACGAATATTGGTGGTGGAGCTTTTGAAACAGACACCACTAAAGTACGCGTCATCGATCGCTTCGATGTGCAACTAGTTGATGATGAAGCGGTTGTTTTGGCTACTTTTACAACTATTGCGAACGAGACACCGGCGAAAGTTTAAGGAGCTGATTCCTTATGATTCTTGATCCTAAAATGGATTTAGGCGAAATCAAAAACGCACTAAAGATTGATACCGATGATGACGATGTGGAAGTAAGCCGTGCGGCACAAGCTGCAATTGCATACATTAGAGGGGCTATCGGGAATGATAAGCCCTCTTTTTATAAGCAAGAAAATGAAACGGTTGATCTGATTAATTTAGCTATCCTGCAATTAGCAGATCATTATTACAACGCTCGATCAGCAACCGTGAGTGGGAACTTGCGAGAGTACGATTTAGGTTTTACAAGCCTAATCTTGCAACTCAAAGCAAGTTATTTGCTTTTTGTGGAGGAGGAGTAGCGTATGCCCCTTATCCAAACAGGAAATTTAAATCAACGCATCAAGTTTGTCCGAGATACGACGGTTAAGGATGAGGACGGGCAAGTTGTCCCGACTTCTACAACCATTCTTACTTGCTGGGCAAGTGTGCAGACACAACGCCTGAACGATATTAAGACGTCGATTGGTACGGCTTTGGAAGGAACACTGACGTTCATTATCCGCTACCAACAAAAATCAGAGCTGACCAATGATATGAAAGTGCGTTGGAATGGAAAAACGTTTGAAATCATTACGATTACGAAAGGCGAGTTTGCGAAGGACTTCACGACAATCATTGCAAAAGAGGTTTCAAAATGAGTGTAGAAGTCGATGCAACCGAAGTGTACAAAGCGCTTAGGGAAGTAAAAGCAAACGTTCAACGAGTGGAAAGCCCAGCACTTAGAAAAGCTGGGGAGTACGCTCAAGAAGAGTTACGACAAAACACACCTTACTGGGATGGAACGAAGTCAAACGGTAAACGTGGTTCGTATATGCAAGAACATGCTAAGAACCATGTGGTTACAAGCTCGATAAAAAACGGATTGGTAGAAGTCGGCTATGACAAAGATGTTTCTTGGCGGATGCACTTTATCGAGTTCGGAACAATCAAACAACGTCCAAAAGGTTTCGTACAAAAAACACAAAAGCAAATCGAAAAACAAGTAACACAAATCATTGCTGACGAAGTAAAAAGGAGGCTAGGACTTTGAAAACGGCAGTATCACAAGTCTATTCAATTCTGAATAGCAATGAAAAAACAAAGAACATTGATTTTTACACCAATAGTGTTCCGGAATCAGCTCAAACAGTACCTAGCCTTCCAGTTGGCAGAATTACAGAGATATCCGGCAACTATGAAGATTTTGCAAGCAACAATCCTTTGACCATTCAATTTAACGTACAGGTAGATGTATGGGTGTCAACCATGAAAGAGGTTGATGCCTTTTATTTTGCCCTTGATGAGGTTATGAGGGGGAATGGTTGGCAATGCGCATACACGGAACAAACAGATGACGAGGACTTGGAAGGTGCAAAGCGGATTATCAAACGATATGTAGCAAATATTTCACTAAATTAAAAGGAGAGAAAATAGATGGCAACAGTAGGATTCGAGAGCGTCATTTTTGGCGTAAAAACAGGTGCAGGCGGCACTCTAAAAGAATTAGTAGCAGATAAGTCGAAAGGCGGAGCGATCGAAGCTAAAATTACTGGATTAGGCGCAACTTCTAACACAACATACGCTTCAAACGTACCGTTCTTCATTGCAAGTAAAGGGGTTTCGTCGCCAAAAGTTACGCTTGACGTGGCAGACTTAATGGATAACGGCATTTACAGCGAAATCATTGGTGCTAAAACCGTGGATGGTGCAAATGTAATTGGTTCAGAAACTGAAGCGCCTTACGTGTCGGTAGTCATGGTTACAGCGAACAAAGAAGGAAAACGCTTGTTCATGGGATTGACAAAAGGAAAATTCAGTCATCCAGATATCGACATGAAAACAGCTGAAGACAAAGGGGTAGAATTGCAAACCGATTCCATCGAAGGGGAATTCATTTCTGATGAACGTGGCTATGTATACTTAACAGCCGTAGAATCAGAAGGAATGACCTTACAAAAATTCAAGGACTTGGTAAATAACAAAGAGGGGGAGTAGTTAACCCTGCATCTACACCAACGACAGATACAGGGACACCAAAAGAACCAGAACCAAAAATTGATACACAAGGTTAGCCATTTTTGGCTAGCCTTATTTTTTGTAAAAACAAGGAGGAAAACAAATGATTGAATTGCAATTGAAACTTGACGGAAAGAAAAAAACATTCAAACAACAAGATATTTCCGCACGTGCAATGCGTGAGTGTATCAAATTTTACGAGAAAGCGGAAAAAGCAGACCTAACTGATTTAGAAGCGATTGATTCAATGATTGCAATTACAGCAGATATTTTCCAAGATCCAGCAGTTACATTTGATGCTATTTTAGACGGTTTGACTGCGAGCGAGTTAGTACCGGCATTAGAAAGTGTTTTTGAACAAATAAATGAACTGGGAAACAATGAAAAAAAGCAGACGGCGAGCAAAAAGAAATAAGTTTTTCTGAAGCTAGGAAAGCAATGGATCAAATCTACAAAGATTTAATCGAAGCAGGTTGGACGATGAGAGATGTGGACGAAGCCGACTATCATTATTTGTTACACCTTTTTGGAGAAGTGGAGAGTGGCGAAGAATATGTAGATGGTGCTGATTTCATCAAACAATTTTTATCGGCTGAAGACTTAGTAAAACTTGAGGAAGGAGGTAAATAATGGCAGGAAAAGGACAACCGGCAGGAAATATCAAGCTAGGGATTAGTTTAGATAGCACTAGTTTTGGTAACACGCTGGACGAAATCAATGCGAAAGTCAAACAAGCTGAGTCGAATATGCGTGCCAATCTAAAGGCTTATGATTCAGCAGGACGTTCATACGAAGCACTTAGTCAAAAGACGAAAGACTTGTCTACGGTTATGGAAGGGCAAAACGCCAAAGTAAGAGAATTAACAAAGCGCCGTGATGAAGCGATTAGCAAGTATGGCGAGGAATCGAAACAAGTTGCTAACCTTAACACACAGATAAACAATGCTACCGCAAAATATAATGCTTACAGTCGCCAGTTGAACGACACAAAAAAAGAATTGGTGTATTCCAAAACAGCCGTCAATGATTTATCTAATGAAATCAAAGAAAATGAACGACAAATGAACGCCGAAGTAAAAGCGTTGAAAGCCGCTGGTGATGAATCTGGTGCTTTTGAAGCAAAACAAAAAGGGCTAGCCAAACAAACGGAATTATCCGAGAAAGCTATCGAAGAACAGCGCAAAGTTGTGAAACTGATGGCTGATGAGTTTGGCGATTCAGCAAATGAAACCGAAGATGCAAAAAGGGCATTAGAAAAGTTAGAACGACAAAGCCAAATATCTAGCAGGCAATTAGAAGCACTCAAAAGCTCCAGCGATCAATCAGGAAAAGAAATAGAAGATTTTGGCGACAAGTCCACAAGGTCAGCTAGGAAACTGGACGGACTAAAAGACAAATTAAGCTCGCTAAAAAGCGCATTTTCGTTTGGTGCAGTTGCTGGATTAGCGCATAACGCTATTAGCAGTGTAGTAAGTGGCGTGCAAGGTTTGGTTGGCGAAGCAGTAAACGCATCGGATTCATTGATGAAGTTTTCCAAAACCATGGAGTTTGCTAACTTTGGGAAGTCACAGATAGAAAGCTCGAAAAAAGAAATGAAAGACTACGCCGATAAGACGGTTTATGGTTTAGAAGAAATTCTGAACACAACCGCACAATTGGCATCTAATGGGATTCCTAACTATACAGAACTAACCAAGGCGGCAGGTAACTTGAATGCCGTTGCAGGCGGTTCTAGTGATACATTCAAATCCGTTGCCATGATGCTAACGCAGACGGCAGGAGCTGGGAAACTAACAACTGAAAACTGGAATCAATTAGCAGATGCGATACCGGGTGCTTCAGGATTGTTACAAGACGCTATGTTGAAAAACGGAGCTTATACAGGAAACTTCCGTGATGCAATGGCGCAAGGTCAAATCACTTCCGACGAGTTCAACCAAGCAATTGTACAGTTAGGTATGAATGACGGAGCAGTTAAGGCAGCCACTTCTACAGACACATTGAGCGGTTCTTGGGAGCAGATGAAATCCACTGTAATAAATGGGCTACAAAGTATTATAGAAAAAATAGGCGTTGAAAATATCACTGGTTTCATCAACAGAGTAACAAAAGGGATTGAAAATTCTATTCCTAAAATTACTCAATTTATAGGTTGGTTGAGAGATATTGGAACGTGGATCGTTGAAAATAGAGAGCCACTAACATGGATTGTCGGAATCATAGGCGGAATTACATTAGCAGTAAAAGCATTGAACGTAGCAAGTATGTTGCTGGCAATTACTGGCGGAACATTGGCAGCCCCTTTTGTGGCGATTGGTGTAGCATTAGGCGCACTAGCAGGTGCTTTGGTGATAGCTTATACAAAATCTGAAACATTTAGAAATATAGTCAATGCGGCTTTTACAGCTGTGAAAAACGTAGTTATGAGCGTTATCAATAATTTGGTGGAATACTACAAAATGTTGTGGAGCGTGTTGCAGTGGCTTTGGGAAAAAATAAAAGAATGGGCTTCATGGATTGGCAATAAATTCATTGAAATGAAGAACAGCGTTGTGAATACGGTTCAGAACCTATGGAATGGCGTGAAAAACTTCTTCAGCAATGGCGTTGGAGATACGTGGAATAAGGTAGTCGGTTGGGTAAAAAACATTTTCAACAAAGCAACTGAATTGAAGAACAACGTTTCTGATGTAATCGGTAACCTGTGGAATGGTATCAAAGACACATTCCGTAGAGGTATCGATACGGTATTCAATTGGTTTTCAGAACTACCAACGAAGATGAAGAATGCCATTATTGGCGGTAAAAACGCCATTGTTGATGCGTTCAAAAGTATTTTCAACGCAGCACTTAAAGCGATAGGTAAACCAGTTAACGCAATCATCCATGGAGCTTCATGGGTACTAGAAAAATTGGGCGCAGAACCTCTACAAGAATGGGATGTACCACAATACGCTACAGGTACACCAGCAGGTGGGCACCCAATCAATGGTCCAATGATGGTTAATGATGGACGTGGAGCAGAAACAGTTATCACACCAGATGGTAGAGCCTTCATTCCTAAAGGACGCAATGTTGTTCTAAACGCACCAAAAGGAACGCATGTCTTGACAGCAGAAGAGACCGCGCAACTTCAAGGTTCTAAAGCTCCTAAGTATCGTTACAAAAAAGGTACTAACTTCTTTGGTAACATGTGGGATAGTGTGAAAAAGGTTGCTGGTAATGTAGGTCACACAATTAAAAACGTAGTAGGTGACGTGTGGGACTTTATTTCAGACCCGGGAGCGTTAGCTAGAAAAGTACTTGGGGGGTTAGATGTATTAGGTGGATTGACAAAGTATCCATTAGAAGTAGGTAAAGGCATCCTATCTAAAGCAACAAGTGCACTGACTGAAAAAATCACTGGGTTGTTCTCATCTGGTAACTTAGATACCTCCGTAGGAACAAATGGCGTCTATAAATATTTGGCTGATGTTGCTAAGTCTGTGATGAAGAAATTCCCAGGATTTGTGGCAACTAGTGGGTATAGACCAGGTGACCCTTATTCACATGGTAAACGTAATGCCATTGATATTGCATTACCAGGCGTCACAGGAGGCTCACCTAGATACACAGAAGCAGCAAACTACGCTTTTGACAAATTCGCTTCCAAAATTGGTTACGTAATCACTAATGGGAAAGTTCGTGACCGTTCAGGACAATCAGGTCAACCAGCAACTGGTGCATGGGAGCCATGGCCCGATGGAGATCACTATGATCATGTGCATTTAAACGGTGTGAAAGACCCACAAAACACTCAAATTTCAGGAGATAGCGTGGGAGGCAGTGGGGTAGAAAGATGGCGCAATGTAGCAATTAGAGCGTTGAAAATGACCGGTCAATACAGTACTGCAAACTTAAATGCATTACTAAATCAAATGCGTACAGAGTCAAATGGTAATCCTAATGCAGTTAACAATTGGGATATTAACGCCAAAAATGGAACACCATCAAAAGGGTTGCTCCAAGTGATTGACCCAACATTCAGACAGTATGCAATGCCAGGATTCAACAGCAATATTTTTGACCCACTATCTAACATCTTAGCTTCAATCAGATACGCACTATCAAGATATGGCTCACTAACAAATGCCTATCGTGGAGTTGGTTACGCAAACGGTGGAATTGTAAACCAACATCAAATTGCGGAAATCGCAGAAGGAAACAAGCCAGAAATTATTATTCCGTTAGATAAGGCTAAACGATCAAGAGCGATGCAATTATTGTCTATCGCAATGGACAAACTAGGAGTTTCTCCTAAAACTTATGGAAATGCGACAACTGTTTCCAGTGATTACGAAATCCTAGAAGCCATTGAAAAACAGGCGGCAACAACGAATCAGCTGTTATCGTTATTGCTGGCATTTTTCAAAGGAAATAGCCGAACTGATAGAGATTTAGCTTTAGATATTCAGAAGATCTTGGTTAGGAGGATGTAGATGCGAACTGTATTACTGAGAAATAGAATAAACGAAGAAATTGATTTGTCCACAGAAGACTATTTTGCTACTGGGTTGAGTAATATGGGGTTTGAAGTAAAAAAAGAACATGTGGGACAGTGGGGGAATTTCAGAGAAAGCAGTGAGAGCGTTGAAATATCTGAATTTCAGTCATCTGTAATCATTTCTGTGCATGGGTTTCGAGAAAAAGAACTGTACAATTCACTTGTGCAGTTCCTATCGGAAGGTCCGTTTGAACTGGAATTTGCTTTTGACGGCGAAACAATGGTAAGAAGATGCAGTCTAAAATCTTTAAGTAAGACTGAAATCGATCCGAAAACATCGTTACTAACAGACACTTTAGAACTATATTTCACATCAAACTGGTATTCCGTAAAACGCGAAAAATTAATTCAGCGACCGAATGTAGTGAAAACACGTGGTAAGGTTTTTCCGTATAAAAGATCTTATATCTACACTCAAAACTTGTGGGAGAAAAAAGGTGTATTCAAATTCAATAATAATTCTGTATACCTAACGAATAGCAAGGAACGGATGTCCCCGCTAAAAATTCGTGTGATTGGGAAGTGTTCAAATCCGTATTGGGAAGTAATCCAAAACTCACAAATCATCGCAACGGATGGATACTTCATAGATATGACTGAAACACAGACTCTAGAAGTATCAAGCCTTTTTGAAGATACAACGGCGATTTTAAAAGATATTGCAGGGGTAGAATCTTCTGTCTACCAACAACAGGATTATACAAAAACTAATTTTGTTCAGGCCCCAACTGGAGAATTCAGCATTGTGTTTCATGTTGGGGGGGCAGACGTAGAGATTGAGTTATACGAGGAGCGTGATCTGTTTTGATTTTAGCAGTCACGCTTTTTCATCGTGATTTAATGCTTTATAACGAACATTTATTCTCTAACAGTTTTGAATTTGGTGTGGACGAGATCAACGAAGAGGCTAGTAGCTTTACGATGGATAAGTACGTTCCTGTAAAAACAGGCGATTTTCTACTAGCAAAATATATTCCTAGTGGAAAATTTGCATATTTTGGTGTAATTACGTCGCAGGAAGACGAAAAAATCAGTTGTAAAAGCTTACTTAGTTTAGCTGATAGTGAGATACCGACTGCACGTGTGTCAGGAGATAACTACGAAGAGCATATCCGGCGGTTGATTGAATACTATTTGCTGAATGATCCAACGAAACAACTAAAAGATATTTTAGACGTCAAAGCAGAAAGTGCGACCTCTCATTCGTATCAAGCTACCGATACGAATAAACACAAGTTAAGTGCGTATATTCTCAATGGTTTCAAAAAATACAACGTAAAATGGTATTTCAAGGGAATTCAAAACAGAAAAATTTATACAGGCATACGTGCTGTAAATGAATCAATTTACATTAAAGACAATTCTTCTGAATTTAGCGATTGGGATGTGTTTGTTCAGGCGCCGGGCGCTGGAAACGAGAACAAGCTATTAATCGTTGATAAAGCAATGAAAGATATAGAGAAACCGATAATACTGTCAACATGGTATTTGGACGAAGAAAACAATTTGACACAAGATGGATCGAAAGAAAATATCACGAAACCAACTGTCAATTTGGTTAATATCTACGATCAAACCGCAGAAGATAAAGCATCCTACGAAGATGTGGCAAAATCAGAGTTGAAAGGCAATACGTATTCGCATGAAATCAAAGTGAACGTTGTAAGAAATGCAAAAAATTTGAATGTCGAAACGATTGAAACAGGGATGTTTGCCACGATTTCTTATAAAGGAAAGATATACAAGTCGGTTTTGACAGCTTGGCGAATATCAAGTGATAAGGAGTTTGTGGAATTGACTTTCGGAAACATAAGAAGTCGTTTTATGGATTATTTTGAAGATAATGGGGGATAAAAAATGGTTAGCAATGTGGATGGATATCAATTTGAAAACGTGAAAGTAAGCGCAGAAAATGATGCTAGACTTTATCACGTTTTATATAATCGGAAAAATCAGGTTATTGATGGTTACGATCAGTCTATGAATTTATCTTCAAGCGGATTAACAGTAAAAGTTGCTGCAGGAGCAGCGATTATTCAAGGTCGTATGGTCGTTGTTCGACAAGAAGAAAGTATAACAGTTCCAGCAAACTCAAGTGGTTATATAGCATTAACAGTGGATTTGACACAAGAAGTTATACCTGGATCTATTCTTCCAGAATCGGAAGAATATGAATGGACTAATAATCAAGTCAAGCTAGAATTTATAACAAAAGTTATAAAAGGTAATTTAAACAATGGTGATAAGGTCTATAATTTACCACTATGCTCAGTTAATTCTACTGGATCAACTGTTTCAATCTCAAAGATATCGGATAGTTACGAGCTGACTCTCTCTAAAGGAGAAATTTTGTGGAGGGGGACTGCGTTAATGCATGATACTCAAACTGTCCAACCTTCAAAAAAAATTTGGCAGACAGTTTCAGGTTTTTTGTTAGTATGGCTCCCATACGAAAACGGGCAAGCAATTGAGGATAGATATGTAACTACGCCTTTTTATAAGGAGCGTGTAACTTTTACTAATGTTTTAGGAGAAATTGTTTCAGGATTTGATGACTATCACAAAAAGTGGTTTAGTAAACGAATAAACTATAATTCGAATACTAATATATTTACAGGTGCAGCAAGCAATGCAAGTGGAGATAACGCAAATATGGTGCTTAGGTATATAGTTTCTTTTTAGTTAGGAGGTATGGAAGAGTGGCAAATTTAGAAATTAAATTATCTGCAAATAAGAGACAGCCTTATCTACGTCACCGTGTTGTTGGTAGAGTTGGTGATGGGGGGCTCACAACAATCAATGTACAACTTCTTGAGGAAGATGAAATTACACCTTTTGTAATTAATCTAAACGGTACTTTGAAATTTGTGGGCGAAGTTTCAAACGGTAACTATACCGAGGGAGAACCAGAAATAATCGATTCGACTAATGGGTTAATTAGTTACACGTTCACTAAGTCAAATTTCAGCACGAGTCATCAATTCAAACAAGCATATTTTGAATATGTAGATCCTAACGGCAAAAAAGTAACTTTTCAGAACTTCATCATAGACGTGTTAGAACGAGTGGATATTAATTCGGAGCAAGCGAAATACTATATTTCTTCATTGGAAAAATTACAGAGTGAAATGCAAACCACTTTCAATCAGTTCATTAGTGATAAACAGGTCCAATACGATCAAATCTACTCGAAATATAACGAATTAGTAAGATTGATAAATGAATCAGATAAGCAAGTAAATGATCGTATTGATCAAACCAATCAGCAAATCGGCGATCTCGGCAAGCTGAAAAAGATGTACAGTAACAGCATCGACTTTGGGGGCTATGATTATTCGGGGAATCCGAATTTGTTAAGTAAGCTATCATACGACTTAATTGAAAATCAAAATACTTCAGCTGGAACACTTTCTAAGGGTGAAAACTCGTTTAAATATAATAAGATATCAGCTGAAGTGGAAGGTGGAGTAGAGTTATATTATAAACGAAGAGGTATAGCTAACTGGTTACCCTCTAATAAAACGCTTGTAATGACTGTTAAGCTTAGAGCTGGAGCGGACTATAGTCCAGTTGACGGAAAACTTATACTGATTAGATATAGGTATGTTGACAGTGGAACTGGCAAGATTGTTTTAGACTTACCTATTAACAGTAATTCGATAACTCAGGAATGGAAAGAGTTTAGTATTACTGGAACTACTCCAACATTTAGCCCACAAGCATACCATCCTTGGATACAATTTAGGGCTCAAGATGGGGTACTTGGGGAAATAGAAATGAGCTATGACATCAAAATCGAAGAAGGCTCTACAGCTACACCATATCAGCCTAACTTACTTGATGACTCTTACTGGCTAGGTAAAACACCGTTGGGTGAGAATTTGATAACGAATGCCAAGTTCCCAATTATAACACGAAGCAATCCTATTTCTGGTTTTGATATTTCAGAAGAATTAATAATAGGTGAAACTTATACGGTATCTTTAAAAGGGACTAAGCCAGCTACTAAAGAATTCCACTTATACTACGGAGAAGCAAATTACCAGCAGTTGCAGTATCAGGCAACTTTACTTCCTGTGGAAGGATTAACAGATGTGTGGAGTGCCACTTTTACAGCCAGAAATACTAGTGAAACGACAAATTTACTTAGAGTAGCGTTATGGCAAAAACCTAATTCTGCAACATATGATACTGTTCAAATTGACTGGCTCAAGATTGAAAAAGGCGACACACGCACACCAAATATCAGTCAGTTTAAATACTTTGGTGAAGGCTTGAAAGACAGTAACAATCCGAACGACTACAGCTGGGATGTCACACCAGAGTATACTGAAAAAAGCTTGAATAATACGGTTAGTCTGACTGAACCGCAATCCATCGAAGGATTGAAAAATTTCGAAGATGGTATTCAATCAAAAGGAAAATCTGTATTGACATCAGACGACAACAAATATGAAGTCGTAACCTTAACAGTTACAAACGGGAATACCGGATCAGCAAAGCTTTATCGTGAAGGAAAAACCGTCACTATTTATTTTTTTGCGTTGAATGGGAAAAGCAGTGGTGGAAATGATTCAACGATACTAACAATTCCAGAAGGCTATCGGCCACCAATTAGTTTTGAGCAACTGGTTGGCTCGATAGACCGTTCTACTTTGAACAGTGCTCAGTTATCTATTGGTGCAGATGGAGCCATTAAATGGCGAAGAAACTCAAGTTATGGATCGGATTATACCTTTGCAATTACTTACACGATTTAGAAAGGCGTGAATCGATATGAAGGCAGCATATAGACCAATTGAACCTTACGGATTCGAGCAAATCATTGTGAATGATGAAGAACATTTACCGGAAGAATGCACAGAAGTCGAACCACCGATTCCAAATTGGAAACCGAAATTCAATTACTGGGAGGGAAATAAATGAAAAACATTTGGAAATATGGCCGTACTGGCGGAGAGTATGCAGGAAAAGTATTGGACGACATGCTTGTATCCGTTCCTTACACAGATCAGCCACCGCTCGAAGGGGTTCGTTCAGATGGCGAACCGCTAACGATTGCTGATCAGATGTTTGATCCTAAATTGAACCAATGGATTATTTTAGCGAACGCGTTAGATCACAACGATTTAAACAATCTCAAAGCGATGTACGAGGCTCTTGAACATGAAAACGGCAACCTAAAACAGCTAAATGCCAAACTCATGCTAAGCGATGTAGCGATTAAACAGGAAAATACTGCATTGAAAGAAAAAGCTGACAGTTTAGCACAAATCAATTCAAAAATGATGCTTGCTTCGTTACAAAATAGCAAAGACATTTCAGAAATTAAAGAGCAACTAAATCCAGCTTCAAAGGGAGGTGAGTAGTATGTTTAGTTTTAGCGATGTGAAAATGATGTATGATTGGGGCTGTTTTACTGACGATCAAGTTCGTCTATTCGTTCCACTATGTATCACAGATGAAGAAGCAGATAGAATTATTAGCAAAGAAGAGAGCGCATCTTAAGTGATGCGTTTTTTTGTTGGAAAGTTGGTGGAACATGAAAGAAGAAGCGCTCCAAGACGTTGTGGAGAGATTAGTAAGAATTGAAACAAAATTAGACAACTACGAATCACTTAGAGAAAAAGCTGATAGTGCAAAAGATTTGGCAGACAAAGCCTACTCAGTAGCGCTAAACAACGCAGAAGATATCAAAGAAATGAAAGCCAATAATAAATGGTCGTGGGGTTACATGATCGGTTTAGGCATTACGATCATTGGCTATTTCTTGACTAAATTGTAAAGGAGTTAAGAAGAAATGATTTTACCCGATAAGTATTATCAAGTCATTAAATGGACGGTTTTAACAGTATTACCAGCTGCATCTGTTTTAGTAGCCACGTTAGGAAAAGCGTATGGATGGAATGGAACAGATATGACAGTACTCACTATCAATGCAGTAGCAACATTTTTAGGCGTTATCACTGGTGTGTCTGCATATAACTTAAAAAAATAGGAGGAAAAAAATGAAGAAGAAAATCATTTTATCATTGAGCCTAATAATGGCTCTTTTTTTATTGCCAATTAACGGGTTCGCCTATACGATCAACAATGAATTTAATTTAGGTGTAAATGAAGGTAGCTCACAAGTAGCAAATAACCAATACATCCTATTGCATGAAACAGCAAACGAAACTGCGACAGGACGAAATGAAGCGCAGTACATGAAACGTTCTTGGTACAATGCCTATACAGCGTATATTGTTGGCGATGGTGGGATCGTTTACCAAGTTGGACAACCTGGTTATGTACAATATGGCGCTGGTTCATATGCTAATGCAAATAGTCCTGTGCAAATCGAACTGCAACATACGCACGATAAAGTAACGTTTGAAAAGAACTACAAGGCATATGTTGAATTAGCGAGAGATTCCGCTAATAAATACGGTATTCCACTTACATTAGACACACCGTATAATCAACCAGGAATCAAATCACATTTATGGGTAACTCAAAACATTTGGGGCGATCACACTGATCCGTATGGATACTTATCAGAAATGGGTGTAAGTAAGGAAAAACTGGCTTACGATTTAGCTCATGGATTTACAGACGAAAACCCAACGACTTCTGAGAACAAGCCTGTCATTGATCCAACCCGAGCAGGTGCAGCAAATCCAACTTTATCAGATGGAACGAACCATTCTCACATTGATCAGTTTGGAGAAATCGAAAATGCGAACTTACACGTCGCTGGATGGCACATCGCTAACTATAAATACGAGTATATTTTCATTATGGACTACAATACTGGGAAAGAATTAGCTCGAGTAAGAGCTGATGGAATTTATAGACCGGATGTAAATCAAGCTTATAATACTTCTGGAAACGTTGGCTATCATGTATCTTTTAACATGCGCAATTTCCCTAATAAGAAAGTATACGTCATGATGCGGGCAACGAATGATCCAGAAGGAAACACTAAAGGCGGTGCGCAAGATTTCCATGACAAACGTTGGTATTTAAATATTCCTAAACGATAAAAATAGCTCCTCGTTGAGGAGCAGTACATAGAATTGAAAATTAACGTTAAATCAAAAAAATATTTACAAGATGTTTATTTAAGTAGATAATAAAAGAAAAAAGCAGGTGAAATTGTGACAGCAGAAATTGGTATTATGAATAAAAGTGGAATCGTGTTAGCTTCAGATTCAGCATCTACGATTGGAGATAGCAAAGTATATAATACTGCAAAAAAATTATTTACTTTGGATTCCATGCATTCTGTAGGTATCATGATATATGGTAATGCTGAATTTAATGGTATTCCTTGGGAAATAATCATTACTCAATATAAGAAAAGCATTGGTAGTTCTGTTTTTAATACTTTGGAAGAATACGCGGATAATTTTATAGAATTTGTCAAAACAGCATCTTTTATTAGAAGTGAACAGACCGAGCAAGAACAAATGATTGGGGTTTTTCAAAAAATAATTTCAGGTTTATTTGAGAGTATAGAAGTAGATATTAACTTTTTAATAAGCCAAGGTACACAAATAGACAAAGATGTCCTAGTGAAGTTATTACAAACAAAAATGAATACCAATTTGTCTCAACAGTCCCAGACATTCATTTTAGATATTGAAAAGGCGTTATTTCTTAGTAACTATGGAGAAATATTAAAAGATATTCTTAATAGTATTTCTACAATGGAAGGTGTTTCAGAAGCTATATCAGAGGAAATTCAAAGTTACGTTTATGAAATTATAATTAGAGACGATGTTTATTCTTCCCCTACAGGAATAGTTATAGCAGGATATGGAAGAATGGATATTTTCCCTAAACTATATTCTTATAATATGTTTGGATTTGTTATGAATATTCTGAAATACTCAGAATATGAAAGTGCTCAAATAGGAAATGACAATGGTTCATTAAGATCTACTATATTACCATTTGCTCAGTCTGATGTGGTAAATACTGTAGTTCAAGGGGTAGATCCACAAATTACTAATTATCTGTCGAGTCAAGTCGATAGTTTTGACGATAACGGAAAAAATACCTATATTAATATTATAAAGAATATTTCAGAGTTTCAACAAAATCAATTCATATTTCCGTTACTAAACATGATTGCTTTACTCCCAGTTGAAGAAACAGCAATTATCGCAGAGACTTTATTAAATTTAACCAGTTTTAAACGAAAATATACTACTTCTGTAGAAACAGTAGGTGGCCCAATTGATGTTTTAGCTATTACACCTAATGATGGCCCTATTTGGATTAAAAGAAAACATTATTTTGATATTGATAATAATATTGGATACAGATTGCGAAAGGAGAGAGCGAATGATTACAATAATTAAACCTCAGGAAAAATCCCCTGTTTTGAAATTTAATGAGAGCAATCTAGCCCATAATAAAATGAGTATAACTGATACAGTATTTGATGTAATGGTTGAGCAACAAAAAAAAATTAATAATAACAATAGACAAAGAAAAGAAATTAACCAATATTAATGTTTTTTCTGTTGCGTTTTTTGCAGTCATAATTTAAAACCTCGCTCAATCTTGGGCGAGGTCTTTTTTTATTTTTCTGAAAAGTTAAAGTAAATAATAGCATAAAATAATATATTTTACAAAGAATAAGTACAATCTAGTTTTTTGCTATTAAATGTGTAATAATAAATATGCCATCACAACATGAAGAATGAAATCCATTATTATCTAGTCTAGTCCATTCTTTTTGTTTGCAGTATTTGTGATGGCTTTCCGTACCCTTAGCTCAGTTGGTCAGAGCAGACGGCTCATAACCGTCCGGTCGTAGGTTCGAGTCCTACAGGGTACATTAACGTAGCCATTTGAATCGTTCTGTGTTAGAATTTTTTTGAAGAGTATTATACAAGCTAAAGCTTTTCTTCATTGCCACTCAAATGAGTGGCTTTTTTATGTATCCTTTTATGGATTAATGAAAGGATGTTTCACATAGTTATACTTCTGTATATTTGAAAAGTTTTACTTTGATTTTTAAATAGAAAGACATTTGGGTTAAATTGTGAGATAATAATAAAGAAGAGTTTAAAGCGCACCCCAAACCACTTCCCCATAAGTGTGTTACGCTTTAAACTCTTTTATATTTGAAGCCATTAAAAAGCATACCATATTTTTGAAAAAAAGTGAGAAAAAAGGCTTACAATTGGAGTGGTAGTTAATTAGTGACTTATTTTTGATTTTATAGCACTGATACTATAAAATATAGATATCATCATATTACACAATCTTAATACTAACTTAAAAAATATCTCCTTTCACAAGTATGGTGATAAAATTCGTTCCGGGCTACCTTTTTAGGTAGCCTACTTTAATCTTTATACCTTTCTGGATCAACGAAAGTATACTTTATATAGTCATAACGCCGATGATCGCTACGTGCGTCCGGCACGTCAGTCATGAATCGGCTACACTAGACTAGACAGAAAAAATAAGGTGTGTAGAATAATAAAAAACACACTGGAGGATTTTTCATGTCAAGACGTCAACGAAGAACCTATTCAAAAGAATTCAAACAACAAATCGTCGATCTCTATCTCGCTGGTAAGCCTCGCGCAGAAATTATTCGAGAGTATGAGCTTACGCCTTCTTCTTTCGATAAATGGATGAAGCAAGCACAATCAACGGGCTCATTCAAAGAAAGAGACAACTTAACACCAGAACAAGCAGAATTGATCGCACTAAGAAAGAAAAATAAGCAACTCGAAATGGAGAATGATATTTTAAAGCAAGCGGCGCTGATATTCGGACGAAAAGACAAGTAATTGATGCCAACAAGCATAAATATTCCATATCAGCGATGTGCAAAATTCTAAATATTTCTCGTCAAACCTACTATTATCAAGCGAAACCGATCGAAAATGAGTCCGACTTAGAAGAGATCGTTCAGGAAGAGTTTATTCGAAACCGAAAGGCTTACGGTACCCGAAAATTGAAGAAGTGTTTAGCAAAGCGTGGGCTTCAACTCAGTCGGCGCCGAATCGGTCGAATCATGAAACGCCGCGGATTGACATCTACCTATACGATCGCTCATTTTAAAGGGCAACGAACAGCTTGTAATGAAGCGAAAACAGCGAATGTATTAGATCGGACCTTTACACAAGAACAGCCATTGGAAGCCATCGTTACGGATCTTACTTATGTTCGCGTGGGGAAAAAGTGGCATTATATCTGCTTAATACTTGATTTGTTTAATCGAGAAATTATTGGTTATTCCTGTGGTGAGAAGAAAGATGCCTCATTGGTAAAAGAAGCCTTTGGACGGATACCGTATTCTTTAACAGACGTCAAGCTTTTTCATACAGACCGGGGAAAGGAATTTGATAACCAAACCATTCATGAGATTCTGAATGGTTTTGGAATTACTCGTTCATTGAGTAGGAAGGGTTGTCCGTATGATAATGCCGTTGTGGAATCAACCTATAAATCTGTCAAAGTAGAATTCGTGCATCAATACCAATTTGAGACACTGGCACAGCTACGTCTAGAATTGTTTGATTATGTGCATTGGTGGAACTATCTACGCTTACATGGCACGTTGGCGTATGAAACACCGATCCAAATTCGACAACAGAGATTGGCGAAGCGAATCCTTGATAATGAGCGCGGATCTGATACCTCTGGAGAGGCAGCGTAATTGAATGATTGTGCTTCTGCCGGAGAAAATCAGATCCGAGGATGCTCATTGTCAAGGGCAATCGTAGCCATAACACCGCAGCATTCACAACACCTTATAATTTTTGTCAAAAAAAGTGTTGCCATTCCACTTTTTTAAATATGCGTTCTCTGCTCTTAAACGAATAACTTCTTCTTCAAGAGACTCATCTTTAAGTTTTTTAGGAATGTTTAGCTTGGAATTCATACTAATTTTTCTGCCCCTTTTTTGGCTCTCAAGTGAAGAAGCACCGCCTTCTTCATATTGCTCTATCCATTTACTTAGAGTTCTATTTGAACCGATATTAAATTTTTTAGCAGTTTCTTGGATAGAAAGACCATTTGTTTCCATATATTCTATAACATCAAGTTTAAATTTTGTAGTGTAGCTTTTGCCACCTCCAACCAAGCCTTCCCAACCATGATAGTTATAAATCCTTACCCAATGTCTAACCAGTGTACGATTTATTTGATATTTATGTGCAAGATATTTGTAGCCGCCTTCGTTATTTAAATAGTCTGAAACTACTTTTTTCTTAAAAACAAATGTATATTTCCGCAAAAAAAGCACCCCTTTTAATTAGATTTCTAGTCTAACTTTTGGGGTGCACATCATTTTTGAGGGGAAGTACATATAGTTGTTGATATAGTTGCTAATATTGTTAGCTAATTTGTTAGTAAAACTGTATACGAATTTAGATAGTAAAAAAACAGTTTGTTCCTTATATAGAGGCACTTTTACTACTGATTAAATGTCAGATATGCTTACAAATATACTTATAAATATGCTTACAAAATTAGCTAATATTTCCGTTGACAAAGCTTTGTTACTATTGTTAAACTAAATTGACTAGCAAAAGTGAAACATAAATTTATTAAATAAATGTAAAAATTAGGAGAAATCAATGTCTTATAGAGTACAATTAATAATTTCAGAAGATGTAGAAAGTCAGCAATTTGGCACTAATGTTATTAATAAAGTAATTAATCCAGCTCTTTCTATTAATGCGCCTTTAATTCCTACTGCTTTATCATTTTCTGTAACAGCTGTGGTGTCTGAGATAGAGGATACAGAAAAGATAAAAATAGTAGAAATTGAAGTTTTAAACAAGAATGAAAAACAAATTTTTTCTACGGGTGAAGTATCGGTAAGCTTGCCTCCTCAAGTTAACGATATAAACTTTAATATAAACGCCAGAAATGTCTTGGTTGAAGAAGCAGGAGAGCATTATGCTGTTGTTAAATTTAATGGAACTGAGATTGGAAGGCAAATCTTTGATATCAAGGTCAACAAACCAGTGGAAAAAAATTAAGGAGACGATACGGATGCTTGATATAGTACCATCAAATACACATCGGAGTGGTAGCTTAATAAATTTTGCTGCGATTTTTGCTTGCGCATCGGTAATTCTAGCATCTCCAGTTGTTGTGGATGCAAGTTCTACTCCGAAAACTAAAAATGATAATCAACTTGTAATTACTACAAAAAATGAGATTAACACAATTTCAAGTAATGATGGCAAAATTTTTGATGTGATAAATACGGTTTTAAAAAGAAAAGCTGAAATCAATATAAAATATGATGAAGATTTAAACTTGTATTTCTTTGTTATCAAAACAACATCTGAATTGTTTTCCTCAGATTACGATGTTTTGGATACTCTCGATAATGTATTATCTGACTATAAATATATGGGGAAATCTGTAGTAGCAACTTTGGGGGAATAAAATGTTTGACTTTAATGAATATTTATCTATTTCCAAACAAATTGAATCAGATGATAAATATAATTCTAAAGAATCTTATAGAAGAACTGCTGTTTCAAGAGCATACTACAGTGCTTTTAAAAAATCTGATGAGTATTTGAAAGAAAATTATGATATTATTTATAATGGAAGTAGCGGAAAAGGAAGCCACCAAACCGTTTGGAATTTGTTTTCAACAGTTAAGGAATTGAATACCTTAGGAATACATAATAGTGGGTATAGAATGTTAGAGAAAAGAAAATGTGCTGACTATATTCCTAATGAAACCATTACGAAAACAGATATGGCGCTGATGAATCGAGAAGCAGAAAAAATAATAAACAAACTCACCTAATGAATTTCAAGCGAGTTTGTTTGTTATTTTTTTATTTAATCTTTGTACCTTTCTGGATCAACGAAAGTATACTTTATATAGTCATAACGCCGATGATCGCTACGTGCGTCCGGCACGTCAGTCACGATATCAAACAAAAAGTATACACCCTTCTTCATTCTCGTTTTCACAGCAGGAATTTTAAAGTAGTTCTTATTAGAATAATGGAGATTGACTAGCAGGCTAGTTTCAATTGCTAAAAAGACTACTTCAGTATCCCAGACTTTATATAAATCTTTGACAAATTTTTCTGATGGATCGTATTTAAACCAAAGCAGATGTTCCTCTAGCTCGATTGTCATGTTTTTCACCTCAACGAAAGTATACGAACTAATGTTTGTTTTGTAAAGGATAAAAATAGGGTAGCAACCGGTACCCAAACTAGTACCCATTTATCAAAAACGACGAAATTTATGTAAATAGAAAAATAAGAATAAACATTGATGTATCAACATTTATATATCTTTAGAACAAATGAAAAGGGTGGTTCTCATAAGAAAAACATGTTCGCACTTCTAGGCAAACCAGGATTTGAAGACCTTGCTAAAGAATTGAACGAACGCCTGTAA